TGCACTATCAAAACCAAGACCAAAGTCTTCCATTGAAGCACCAATAACCTTACCAGTAGAACTGACGACTGCTTTAGCAACTGCTCCAAGTCCACCACCACCAAAGAACTCAATGCTTGGTGGTCCACATTCTAGGACATTAGTTTTACAATTACCAGTAACTTCAGTAATACCATCGACAACACTTGAAACACCACCAACAATACTAGCGGTGCTACCACCAAGTGCTGCCAGTTGCTCAGTAGTTCCCTTCAATGTATTGAACTTAGTCGCCTCCTTACCAAGGTCTCCCAAGAATGGGAACGCATTCTTCAGCAAGTTTGTCGGCGCATCAGCAATATCATCAACACCATCGATACCAATGTTAGACAGAAGACCACTGATTGCTTTAGTTCTATCAAAATCAAGAATCTTCTTCGCTTCTGGTCCAATATTGATATTGAAATCAAAGGGTTGAGGTTCACACTCAGAACCTTCGCAAGACAGCAGTTTCAGAGCAGTTTGTGCTGCACCGGTTGCCTTGTTCATGATGCTGCTAAAATCAGGGATAGAAATCCCACCAATCAGACCATTCAGTGCTGCCATCGCAGGACCAATAAGACCCTGAATCTTATTAGTGATACTGCTCATCAATGAACCAATCAACTGCTCAGCAGCACAAAGTGGTACGTTGATAAGATTACCCAACAACCCTTTCATGAATCCACCAATCATGTCTCTCAGACCGTTGATGACATTCTCCATCAAACAATAGATAATATCTTTCTGCTTCTTCAGTTCTAACTTCTTGATTAGGTTATCAGGTTCCAAGAAAGTTAGAACATTACCTACCTTCTCATCAATCTCTTTGAATAGATCTGCACGTGCTCTCCGAACAAGTCCGGAGAAGTTACCTGCCATTCTGAGAGATGTATCATCAATCAGATTCTCAATGTTGAAAGGTTTATTCAGGTTCTTGTCAATCCACCCGGTTGCGGTTTGCTCCAACCCACCAACAACATCAACAAAGGTCGCCAATGCCTTTGCGACATCACCCATGGCAGACTTAGGAACGTCGCACTTTACAGGTCTACGAATTTCAACCGGTTGATCAGCAATATATCGAGAAACACTTTCACCTAGTTGCTCATCCCCTTCTGGATTAGGTTCACCTTTAGGTTCAATAGGAAGTTCTTCATCATTAGTTGGAATTCCACCTGCCCGCAAAGGTTCAGCAGCACCAGTTGGTTTAGATGTTGAACCCAACTCAGACTCTGATCCACCTTTTGTAAGAGACGGATCAACTGTAATTGGTGAGAATCCAGAAGTACCTTCGGAAAGAACATCGTCCCAATCCTTCACATCCTTGATAAAAGAGTGCTGATATAAAGCACCCATAACCACTGGTTGTTGACCATCTTCCCCATCAAGGAAGAAACCAAAAACAGTTTCTCCACCTTGTAAGAAATTACTTACACCAGCATAGTTTACACCGGCACCTGAGGTAGGTGGAACAAGGATATGTGCCCATGGAAGTTCTTCATCCTTTACATCATTTGATGCAGGATGCTTCCCAAGAATTCTTACTTTAGTACGATAACCAAATTTCCTAGATTGTTTATCCTCAGGAAATGAACGCCAGGCAGGATCTGTAGTTACCTGCCCGACAAACCAATGGAAACCATCGCGTCCAAGTCTTTTGGATTCAATCAGTTTATTCTCAAGCATTACTCGTCATACACACGACATTCCAGGGCATCTGGATGATTGTCACAATATTCTTCAAGAACTTTGTCTGAATGGCGTTGCTTCCATCCATCATCATCTTCCCCTTCATGCTTGTCCATAAAACCATGCATCTTGAGGTCTTCTTCGGAATATTCCAGCATGCCATGATTGACGTGCTCTTTACCGTCTTTGTCAATGAATGCGTTACTCATTAGAATAGAATGCGAATGAATCTCTAACAATGTAAAGTCCAGTAAAAGCACCTTGTGGTCCACCCATCTCGTGTGCGAGTGAGAATACCATGTAGTTACCAGAGGACGGGTTTACACCTTCCTTATTCTTCTCAGTATTTAGGTTCGGGAACTTGAAGTTCAACATGCTCCCAACTTGAATACTAAGATTCAAAGGTATTGTAACCTTTACAAATTCAGACATCAAAGACTGATACCTAGCAGATGCATGTGCTTGTCTCCAAGACACAGTTTCTGCTATAGTTTTCAGGTCAGGAGTGTCTGACATTGCCCCCACGTCCAGAGCAGTTGTATATATCCTAGAAAACTTCTCATCAATTTTGTTTGGAACATACTGATCTTCGTTTGCACTAGGCAGTTTACTATCTTTGTAACTGTACTCTACGAAGTGTGGGGTTCGGTCAAGTATATTATAGTACCAGTTTGCCGATTTGTATTGTCCCTCCATGAGTTTTTTGATGATATCATGACTTGTTACGAACTCAGGCGGTCCAACCAGGGAAAAATTATTGACTTCAGTAGCAGACTTAGCAGCTGCCTTTATATACTTCTCCTCTACTTCTCTCTTGAGTGCTTTGTCAACCGAGAAAAACCTATATCCACTGCGTTCAGTCTCTGCTAAGAAATAACCAGCACTACCTTTTTCAGGAGAAATTTTTCCTTCAACATCTCCAACAGTCTTTGCAGATAACCTACTGATACAATCAAGAGGTCTCATGTAATTACCCATGAAATCATAGGTATTTGAACTTTCATCTACAATGTCAATTCGATCGCTTTTTACCTCCAAAACTTCTTTGAGGATTTTTTCGACACTATCAGAAATTTTACCTTTATATTTCTTGAAGACACGTGTTGTCTGATTACTCAGTGTAGTTTGAGTAACACATTCAAAACCAAATATTTCTCTTTTCGCATCAGAGAATGCAGAAATTATATTACTGATTATCAGTTCATTATTTTTACTCTTAGTAAACTCAAATGGTTCATCAATACTGGGGTGGTCAACAACAAGCTCTACCTCTTGACCACTACGGAGGGGTGCTGACGCTCGGAATCCTATTGCATCAGCAAACACAAAAGATACTGTCAGAGTGCTACCTGCACTCTCCTCATATCTGATTGATAGAGATTGTCCCACCAAAGACTGAAGAGACCTAGCTCCATCGTCCGTAACAACGTTCAGTTTCTTGATGATAAAATCTTTAGACCAACGCTTGTTCCTATTCTTCATTATTTTAGAATGTCCAGATAAGAATAGGTATCTATTCCATATTTATTGGTAGAACCAAAGGGAAGAGTTACTGGATCGTCAGATGATTCAGATGCCTGATTCTGTTCTCCACCTTGATCTACCATGTCTTGGGGTTTGAATAGCAGTTCTGGCAACAAAAATAATGGTGCAAGTATACCATTCAAATCATTACCACCACCAGATCTAGACTTTGAAAAAGGATTGATGCGATCTAAGAAGTTTCTCATCAACCCACCTCCAGACTGTTGTGCTTCGTCTGCCCTACGTTGAGAAAGGGGTCCTTGAATCTCCCTTCTTATTTGATCCGCACCTCTTTCAGCTCTGATATTATCAACTCCCCGTCCTTTGTCACGGAATGCATCTCTCATTGCATCAAGTCTGCCTCGGAATCTACTGAACATATTTCCCAATGCTTCCCGTTTACCCATCGGTGCAGCATCCATCGCTCTGAAAAGATCATCTATTCCACTATCAGCAGATCTATCAGGAACTTGAGGTCGTTGGGGAATTGTTTTTGGCGCTCTTTTCGGTCTACCAAAAATTGTGTCCAGGGTCCGCTGAGTTGCGGGATCTGGCACTTTGAATGGTTGTGGTTTTACTTTAGGATCAATTGTTCTGGTGTTGACAGACGTATTTCCTCTGACATTACCTCTTGGTCGAGTCATCCCTCGAATCATACTACCAGTAATAGGTAACTGATTGAGTACGTCTTGTGCGACAAGGAAACCACCTATGAATGGATTATCAAGGGTCTTCTGTGTATATTCCCTACGAAGTGCAGTTTCTTCATTAGAAATAAATCGAAACCTAGGAAGAGACCTATTGGGATCAAATATTCCCGGACGCCGGGACATAATCAACCGACCATAAGGAGTATCTACCGTTTGAGTCTCCCCACCACTATCAACAAATGCTTTTCTCATGTCAGGAATAAAATTCCCAACTTCTGCCGGAATTGCTTTCCTTTGTATTGCTGCTAACTTCTCCTGAAAAGAAGGTGGTCTCTCAGGTGTTGGTTTTGATGCAGTCTGTCCACTAGGATCCGCAGGGGGGTCTCCTTTAGGTTTTTCCGCTTCTAATCCGATGAAGATTAGGGGAAGACCAGTAACATCACCAATCCCATCATCTTCTCCAAACAGAAGATTTTCTAACTT